GGCGCACTTAAACTTGTTCAAACCGAAATCGCTAATGAGATTATGACCTTAACAGGCATGGTCCCAGGACCTGACGGTTCTGCTGCTCCGCTCTCACCTGAGCAAGCAGCGGGTATGGCTGCTGGCGGAGGCTCTCCTGCCCAGACACCATTGTTGGACGGAGATGTAGTCGCAGGACTACAAATGGGTGAACAAAGTATCCGCTCTCGACTAGTAACCGAAGCTTATGGAACAAAGATTCCACAACGTCGTGTACCAGAAGAATACGAAAAATAAAGCACTATAGGCTGAAATTTTTTGTAAAACGCGGAAAAATGTATGTGTAAAACCAAGAGACGGTCATTTGTGCTACGAGGCTAAAACCTCATTCGAAAAAAGACCCAGAGAACATAAAGGACGTATATGGAAACTCAAACAGAAGTGCTTGCTGAAGCCTTTGAAGCTGAAGCAAACCAAGCTCCAACTATTGTAGACGCTGGCGTTGACGCGCCAACTGTTAAGACTACAAAGACTACTGATTCATCTAAGTTTTATACAGACGATGATTTAGCAAAGGTTCGTAGTCAAGAGAAAGACAAGTTGTATCCGCAAATTGAAAAGCTAAAATCTGAGCTTGAAGAAATCAAGCAACAGAGAGAAGCGGAACTTGCGGCCAAGCAAGCAGAGAAAGAGGCACAGGACGCTGAAGAGCGTGCTCGCCTTGAAGCTGATTTAGACGTTCGTGAACTTCTTAAAAAGAAGGAAACAGAATGGTCTGAACAGTTGGAGCGTGAGCGCCAGGAGCGCGAACGCGCCTTTGCTCTATTGGAGCGAGAAAAAACTTTTGCTGAGATTCAAAATTTCCGCCAGCAACGTCTGGAGGAAGAACGGGAAGCAATCATTCCCGAACTTTTGGACCTTGTTACGGGTAACACCCAAGACGAGATTAACGCGAGTATTAACAGTCTAAAAGACCGTTCAACTCGTATTTTAGAATCAGCGCAGCAGGCTATGCAGTCCGCTCGCAAAGAAATGACTGGAAGTCGCGTAACAGCGCCTCCAACCGGACCACTGGACATTAATTCGGAGCAACGTAACTTTACAGCTGATGAAATATCAGCTATGCCGATGAACGAATACGCAAAATATCGCCAAAGACTTTTGAGTCCAAAAGCTCAGGGTCAAGGCTCGGGATTGTTCGGCTAAACCCCCAAATCCAAATTCCAACTAAGGAGTATAACTAAATGGCATCTGGTATTACGGGTACCGGCAATCTAGCCGCAGCCCCAACAGCCTATTCAGGTACCAACACACAGTTGACTCAAGCGATTCAGCAAATCTGGTCAAAGGAAATCCTTTTCCAGGCAATGCCAATCCTTCGCTTTGAGCAATTCGCAGTCAAGAAGACTGAACTTGGTGTTGCACCTGGTCTTCAAATCAACTTCCTACGTTACAACAACCTCGGCTTTGCTAACGCACTTGTCGAAGGTGTACGTATGCAGACAAATGCGCTAACAGCGCAACAGTTCTCAATCACTGTATCTGAGCATGGATATGCTCTTGCAGTTTCTGAGCTACTACTTAATGCTTCTTTCGATGACGTTATGGCTTCTGCTTCACGTCTTCTAGGACGCAACATGGCTCTTTATCTTGATAAGTTGAGCCGCGACACTCTCTACTCAGCAACATCCAAGATTTACGGAGAAGACCGTTCTGGTCTTTCTGCTGCTAATGACTGGTACGGCTACGGAACTGTAGGCACAACTCGTGCAAGCATGACCGGTGCATTCAACATGACTCCTCACGTAGTCAAGGATGCAGTTGAGACCTTGTCAACAAAGAACATTCCACGCTTAGGTGAGACCTATGTGGCATTCGTTCACCCTCACCAATCACGTCGTCTACGTGACGTTCCTGAGTTCATCGAAGTAACGAAGTACGCCGCTCCTGGAAACTTCATGCTTGGTGAAATCGGACGTCTATACGACTGCGTATTCATCGAAACCACTCAGGTCCGCAAGGTCGCTGGTGGTGCTGGTACTTCTTACTCAGCCGATACTGCTACAACTCCAACAGTTACAGCAGGCGGCGGATACATTTCACCAGCTGAATTTACCGGTAACGGTGGTTCAGACCGCTATGACTCTATCTTCATTGGAGATAACGCATTCGGTCACGCAATCTCTCTACCAGTTGAGCTCCGCGATGGCGGTATCCTTGACTTCGGTCGTGAGCATGCACTTGCTTGGTACTCAATCTTCGGTCTTGGTCTAATTACTGACCAGGCTGTAGTTATTGCAGAAACCAACTAATTTAAAAAGTTCGGGGGCGGGCCTAAAAACCCGCCCCTAACCAAAAACAACAGATACTAAATCGGAGGATATAACGTGGCTAATAATAGACCGAAGGCGACTGATTACACAGGACGCCAGCGAGAAGCCCTTGCTAAAGAATTTGCTGAAGAGCAATCAAAGCGTGCAGGTGAAATGTCTCTAGCTACTGCGGAAGCGCAGTTCAAAGCAGAGAACGAAGTCATCGACGCAACACAGCCAAACCGTCTAACCACTATCGTAGTTGATGAAGTTAAAACAACTGGAGCAGTTGGAAACGACACAGTAGTTATCCGTGTTACAGATGACATTGAAAACATGACTTTAGGTGCAGGAACTAGCTATACGTTCAAAGTTGGTAACAAATATTCTGTTACTAAGGACGTTGCAGCTCACCTTCAGGAAAAAGGATACGTGGCTCAGATTCTCTAAACGCACGATTAGGCGGGGCAGCGGGCGCTATTTGTAGCCCGCTGTTTCGTTTAACCAGTTTTTAAACCTGCTACACGGCACCATTAGAGTAGCCTGTTATGCGTGAATAAGGAGTAAATGTGGCAACTCTTGCAGACCTAGTATCTAAGGTCCGTATGGAGCTTGGTGACCAACCCAAACAATTCACGAAGACTTTCACAGGTGACGGAAGTACCGTAGATTTTGTTCTTGGCGTCAAGCCCGTTGATACATCAACACTATTAGTGACCGTAAACGGTGTCGCTAGAGCTAACCCAACTCATTTTACTATTGAGGCTCAACACGGAGTTATTCACTTCGTAACAGCTCCTGCTAATAACGCAGTTATTACTGTGACAGGAAGCGTCTTCAGATACTTTTCAGATTCAGAAATTACCTACTTTGTTAATACTGCAGTAACTCAACACACTTTTAATAGAACAGATAGCTATGGAAGAGCCATGACTATTGGCATGCTTCCCGAGGTTGAGGTATACCCAGTAACCATCTTGTCATCGATAGAAGGCCTATACACATTGGCCACAGACGCTGCCTTTGACATCAACATCTTCGCACCAGACGGCGTGACCATCCCGCGTTCTGAGAGATACCACCAGCTTACAAATCTTATACAACAACGCATGGAACAATACAAAATGCTATGCGCTGCTCTAAATATAGGAATTCATCGCATTGAGGTTGCTACTCTACGTCGAGTAAGCAGAACTACTAACAAGCTTGTTCCGATATTCATGCCTCAAGAAATCGATGACTCACGTCGTCCAGAGCGTGTATACCTTCCAAATGATATGACTGGAAGAACGCCTCTTCCAAGCACAGCTGGAATTTATGACATCATCCTTCAGCAGGGCGACTCTTGGTATGGAATATTTGATTTTCCAGACAGCACTAATTTTAATGATTTAGTATTTAAAGCCCAAATTAGAACATATCCTAGCTCTCCATCACTGTGGGCCACATTTACAATCACAGTTGAAGACGCTCCAACTAAGAAACTAAGACTTGCTTTAACAAGTGCACAGACTCAAGTTATCCCTGTTAGAGCGTTCTGGGATTTACAAGCCACATCTTTAAGTGATTCAACCTTTGAACAGACATATATTCGCGGACAAATATTCTGCGAAAGAGAAGTTACTGACTGATGCCTGATGAAATTATTGTCACGCCACAAGCTCCTGTTCAAGTAACTGTTTCTACTGGTACAACAGGCTCACAAGGTCCTACAGGCGCTACGGGACCAACAGGTCCTGCAGGTAGCGCATCTTCTGTTGCAGGCCCTGTTGGCGCTACAGGCCCTACAGGAGCCACAGGTCCGCAAGGTGTAACAGGTCCTACAGGACCGCAAGGTGTAACAGGACCACTGGGCCCTGTTGGTGCAACAGGACCAACTGGTGCTTCAGGTACTGCAGGTGTCACTGGACCTACAGGTCCTGCTGGTGTTGGCGTAAATATATTAGGTTCTTATTCAAGTGAAGCAGCTCTTAATGCTGCACAACCAACTGGTAATCCAGGGGATGGTTATCTTGTAAATGGAAATCTTTATGTATGGGACCAAGCAAATGACGTTTGGGAAAATGTTGGAAACATTCAAGGACCAACAGGTCCACAAGGTATACAAGGACCGACAGGAGCAACAGGTGCGGCAAGTACAGTTACTGGACCACAAGGTCCTACAGGAAACACAGGATTACAAGGACCTACTGGACCGACTGGAACTCAAGGAAATGTGGGAGCTACTGGACCAACTGGTGCCACAGGAGCTACAGGATTAACTGGTGCAACTGGACCAACAGGTCCTACTGGTGCTGCTAGCACAGTAGCTGGACCAACAGGTCCTGCTGGTGCTACAGGACCAACTGGTGCTACTGGACCAACAGGTGCAGAAAGCACAGTGCCTGGACCAACTGGTCCAACAGGTGCTCAAGGTTTACTTGGTCCTACAGGACCGACAGGTGCAACAGGTCCGCAAGGTATTCCTGGAACTGCAGCAGCGCAAGGAGAAACTGGACCAACAGGTCCTGCTGGTGTAACTGGACCAACTGGTTCTACTGGTCCGACGGGACCAACTGGTGCACTTGGACCACAAGGTATTTTTTATGTAGGAATTACTGCACCTGCTTCTCCTAATGCAGGTGATGTCTGGTTTAATTCAAACAACGCACGTAATTATGTTTACTACGATTCTTATTGGGTTGAGTGGGCAAACTCTGATATTGGACCAACTGGTTCAGTAGGTCCAACAGGACCAACAGGTGCGGCCAGCACAGTAGAAGGACCAACAGGTCCTGCTGGTGTTACTGGCCCAACAGGAGCAACTGGACCAACTGGTCCTGCTTCTACACTTCAAGGTCCTACAGGACCAGCAGGTCCATCAGTTACTGGACCAACAGGTCCGACTGGTGCTGCATCTAATGTTCCTGGACCAACTGGACCAACAGGTCCTTCAGTCACAGGTCCAACAGGACCACAAGGTAACCCTGGAGTAACTGGACCTACAGGTCCTGCAGGTGCAACAGGTCCAACTGGACCAGCAGCAGATGCACAGCTACATCCATTTTTATTCGGAACAATTTAGTAAACTTAACAAGAAAGGAACACAGTGGCCACAACATATAAAGTTCTTGGGCAAGTCGTATCTACGGCTAGCGTTGACACAAATGCTTATACCGTACCCTCAAGTACTCAAGCTGTAATCAGCAGCATTGTGATTGCTAACCGTGGGACTGAAAACACCACGTTTAAGCTAGCTGTACGTCCTAACGGTGCTTCTATAGAAAACAAGCACTACGTCGCCTATGACGTCCCGATTGATAGAAATGACACTACTGTTCTTTCTTTCGGAATAACCATAGACGCAGCAGATGTAATAACGATAAACGGTGGAAACAACAACCTTAGCGTAAGCGTATTTGGAACGGAGATTACACCCTAATGGCTGGATTCTTATCTCTATCTGGTAGCTCTGCAAAGTCAAAACAAAATTTCTATGGGTTTAAATATGACCCAGCAACTGATACTTTGACTATTGAAGAGTATTTATGGGGAGATACTTCAGCTCAAATCACTGTTCCTCAATTAAACGACGATGGAACGGTATACGCTAGATACGACGATACTTATTATACAACTGCTCTAACCCCTTACGAATTCTCTTTTTCGTGGGATACTACATACACAGACCAGCTCATCATGGAGGTTAACTAGTGGCTGCCCAAATTTTTAATCTAGGAAAGCTACGCTTTGCCTACAAAGGCGCTTATAGCGGCGCTACTGAATACCAACTTAACGACGTAGTAAAAGCTAATAACAACCTGTATGTTTATACAAACACAGCAGCTAGCACGGGTTCTTTAGTAACAAACACTTCATATTGGGCTTTAATGGTCGCTGGTCTAATAGACCCAACCTCTGGAACTGCTGGTCAATTTGTTAAAACAGATGGAACTGGTTTTTCTTTTGAATCTATTAGTCAAGTTCCAAGTCAAAGCACACATAATGGAAAATTGCTAAAAACAAACGGAACTGTAGCTTCTTGGTCGAATGAACTTACAACTCTTGGAATAACTGGAGACCTTGATGTTGGCACAACTTCTGGCGAACTTTACGTAGGTTCTGGAGCAAGAACAGACGCTACATCTTTAGGTTCTTCAGTAAAAACCGCTCAAACTAAATCTTTAACGGGTAACGTAGCAACCATCACAACTTCTGCTGCTCATGGATTTGCTCCTTTTCAATTTGTAACAGTTGCATTAAACCCAGCAGATGCAAGTTTTGATGGAACTTACGAAATTGTTTCAACTCCTACAACTACTACTTTTACTTATGCTAAAACAGCATCTAACGTAGCGTCACAAGCAACTGCTGGTTCAGTGTCTGCGTTAACGGGTTACACAAATGCAGCTGCTGTTTACGCAATCGATGCAGATGATGATTTTGCTCAAATTACTTTTAGAAACTCTGGTGATGGCACAAACTCATCTACAGACTTTATTGCGTACGCTAATAACGGAACAGACTTTGCTGGCTACATCGATATGGGTATTACTAGCTCAAACTTTTCTGACCCAGAGTTTACTATCACTGGAGCTAACGATGGATATATTTTCTTAGAGGCCCCTGTTGGAACCACAGGTCCAGGTAACTTAGTTTTTGCTACAGGCGATAAAGGAACTGAAAACAAGATTATTTTTGCCGCTGGTGGTTTGTCTTCTGATAATACTCAAATGAGTATTACTCCAGATTTAAACGTACATATTGAAATCCCAACCCCATCAACTAGCTCTACTACAGGTGCTTTAACTGTAGTTGGTGGCGTAGGTGTACAGGGAGATATGAACGTTCAAGGTAATATGGCTATCGTAGGTAACCTCACATTTGGTGGCGGCGCAACTACTACAGATAACCTAGCTGTTGTTGCTCCTATGATTTTCTCTGGTACAGGTAACCAATCTGACACAGTTGATGAAGGCCTTGTCGTAGAGTACGCAAGCACTATTGCTGCTCTAGTAAGTACTATTACTAATAAGGCGCTTACCTCAAATGTAGCTACTTTGACTACCTCTGCAGGACATAACTATCGTGAAGGTGACGTAGTTGTAATAAGCGGCGTTGACGCAACATTTAACGGTACTTATGCAATTACCGCAGTACCTACATCTACTACATTTACTTATGCTAAAACAGCATCTAACATAGCGTCACAAGCAACTGCTGGTTCAGTGTCTGCGTTAACGGGTTACACAAATGCAGCTGCTGTTTACGCAATCGATGCAGATGATGATTTTGCTCAAATT